AGACGCACGGTGATAAGATTCAGGTTGGTTATGATGGTGACGGATTTATTCATCACCGGCCCGGTCGCAAGGTAAAGGTTTACAGGTAATGGACGACAAACTTGCAAAGCATAGTGACTCACCGGATGTCGGTGAACTGATCAAGGAGTATAAGCGTTCATTGGATGAAGGACTGAGCCTGTCCGATATTCGTGACTCAGAGGATACCCGTTTCGCCCGTTGGTCAGGCCAATCTGATGACGGTAAGAAGTGGTCAAAGAATTTAACTGAAGGCGTTCAAGCCTTCCCGTTTGACGGTGCATCCGACTGCCGGGTTTACCTTGCTGACCAGATCATCGGTGATTGCGTTGACATGCTCACCGTGGCTCACAGCAGGGCTGATCTTCGCGTTAACCCGGTTGAACTGAATGACACTGAACCCAGTGCAGCCGCGACCACCTTGGTGAACTGGGTACGCACCTCGATGCAGAACGACTTGCAGCGAGAAGCTGAACTGCTCGCCAACTACATCTCAACCTACGGATGGGCGGCCATGTTTGTTGGCTGGGAGCAGCAGGCGACTTTACGAAATAAACCGATCACGATGGAGCAATTAATTATGATTGCCCAAGAGAGTGACCCGGCAAGTATATTGGCTGAGTTACCGGAGATGGTGGCAGACCCGGATCGCGCTGATCAGGCTGCCGAGTTGTTGATGCAATTTGTTCCTGACCTAAAGAAGCGCAGGGCCAACAAGGTTATCAAGGAATTGCGCGAGGAGGGTACCACAGTATTTCCAGAGGCGTACCTCTGCCGCAATCGCCCATCCATTGTTGCCCTGAAGCCGCATGAGGAAATTTCCATCCCGCCTGAGACAATTGACATTCAGAATGCGCGTGTGATTTTCCGCAGGCAATACATGACAGAGGTGGAGTTGCGATCCAAGGTGACCAGTGAAAACTGGAACGAGAAATTCGTTAATGACGCGCTGAACACTGCTGGTCGTTCATTAAACTATCTGGATCAAACAACCTTGACGGGCTTGGTCAGTGAATTTAACCGGAGCGATAATCTGGTTGAAGTTGTTTATGCTTACACCCGGCAGATGGACGCAAACGGCGTTCCTTCAATTTATTACACGATTTTTTGCCCCCTCATCTCAGAGGTGGACGGCAATACACTTTACGGCCTGCACGAGATGCTCGACTACGCTCACAACCAGTATCCGTTTGTCCTGTTCAGGCGTGAGAATGTTACTCGTCGCGTGGTTGAATCTCGCGGCGTGCCTAGCATCGTCAAAACTTGGCAAAACGAAATCAAAGTTCAGCGTGACTCGATCTTTGACGCTACCTCGTTTGAGACGATGCCACCCTTGCAGGTTAGCAAGAGGCTGGGTCTGGCTAACAAGATCGGGCCGGGTGTTCAGTTGCCCGTAACCAAACCCGGAGACTACGCATGGCTACAGCCACCCTCCAGACCGCCTGCAACGGCCTTCAGTTTGATTGAGGCGATTCAGGAACAGGCAGACGCATATTTCGGCAGGCCCAACGCTAAAATCCCTCAGACGCAAACTATGATGAAGCAACAGCGCATGGTGAATGAGTGGTTGCGTTCCTACTCTGAAGTTTACCGGCAGATGTTCAGGTTATGCGTTCAATACCTAACCCCGGAGGAGCTTGCCAGAATCATGAACAGTCAGGCTTCTCAGGCAATCACTCAGGAGGCTGTTAGGTTTGATTTTAATTTAAAATTCAATGTGGCCGAGACTGACAATGAGATGGTTAAAGCTAAGATGCAGACCATCGCACAGGCCATCGTTCCGTTGGATGTCGGCGGTACCATTGATCGCAGCAAACTGGTTAATAAATTACTCAGGGCAGTTGCTCCTGAGAGTGCAGATGAACTGCTAGTCGATCAACAAGGTGCCAGCCGCAAACTTTACGAGGATACGAAAGGGGAAATTACCGGCATGTTAGTCGGAATCGAGGCAACCTATCAGGACATGTCGAATGATCCTACCGCAGGCACCAAGATGCAATTTGCCCAAGAGATTGCGAGCAGCAGCCCCGGAGTTCAGGAGGCTATGCAGGGTAATGAGTTATTCAAGGAATTGTTTGGTAAGTACATGCAGAATTTAAATATGGGGGTATCCCAGCAGCAGAATAAACAGGTTGGCCTGACAGGTGTATCGCCTGCGGGTCAGGGAGGTGGATATTAAATGCGTACCTTAAAGTTTAGCAACGTCCTGAACGGCATTGCCCAGTTGTCCGGGCTGGATCGTGACAACTTATCTACTTCGGAATTTGGCCGTATCCGCGACTTGGCTGATGGCCGTCTGGCGATGTGTTGGGAGGGTGAATATTGGCCTGACACAATCAGGGTATCCAGTGCCACTGTTACAACTACGGACGGTGTAGAGACTGCGCCTTTTCCGACCGATGCGGGGGAGATACTGAATGTCAGCAGCAAGAACCCACGGAAGACCACGGTTAACACTCAACTGGGTTGGTCAATTTATGATGACGGGACAGATCGTTATGTGCAGTTGAGGGATGACGCTACACCGATTTATGTGGAGTACAGAATTGTGCGGCCACTGCTGACAGGATCGACCTACAGTAGCACATCAACCTACAGCAGTGGTGATCAGGTTTATTTTAGTGGCAATTTTTATGATGCGAATTCAAGTGCCGGGGTAGCTGAATCCCCCACATCTGCCAGCAGCAAGTGGGACATTGTTAAAATCCCGGCCATCTTCCAGACGTATTTAATTCGCGGCGTTTACGCCGACTATCTCCGGGCTACCGGCAATAACGAGCTTGCCATTGCAGCAGACCTCAATGCCGAGAGTTTACTGATGATGGAAGCGGATAAACTTTACCGGCAGCAGGGTCAGGTTCGCCGGTTGGATGTACAAACTTATTAAGGGCGAAAAATGGCGAACAAGAAAATCTCAGAATTCACGGCACTCGGTGAAGCACCAGCGAGCGATGATGTGGTGGCGATCACCACACTTCTGATTCGGTAACCAAGAAGGTAACCGTTAGCAACCTGTTGAGCAGCAGTCACACCCACACGGCAAGCGACATAAGCGATGTTACCGCAAGCGCGGCAGAGTTGAACCATTCAGTTGGGGTGAGCAGTGCAATCCAAACTCAGTTGGCCGCAAAGGCGGCAAGCAGTCACACTCACGACCCTTCCTCAGATTTATCCGCTGCTGTTCCATACGCTAAGGGCGGCACGGGACTCACTGGGCTTGGCACGGATGGGCAAGTATTAACCTCTACAGGGAGTGCAGTAGCTTGGGAAGATGTGCCGGGTGGCGGAGGAGGCGGCGGCAGTCTTGATAATTTGTCAGAAGATGACACCCCACAGCTTGGTGGCTCGCTGGACGTCAATTCCAACAGCATTGTCTCCGTTTCCGATGGCGACATTGCGATTACACCGGACGGCGATGGGAAAGTTATTCTTGATGGTCTGAATTGGCCGATTGCTGATGGGGACGCAAGTCAGGTTCTTAAAACTGATGGTGCTGGCAACCTCTCTTTTGTCGCCCAGAGCGGGGGAAGCGGTGATGTAGTTGGGCCAAGCAGTGCGACGGGAGATAACATTGTCCTATTTGACAGCACAACCGGAAAGCTAATTAAGGATGGAGGTCAAGGTTTGCCTACCGGAACAATAGTAGGAACCAGTGACACGCAGACTCTCACTAGCAAGACGTTAACCACACCCATCATTTCCAGCATATCCAACACTGGAACTGTTACGTTACCGACAGACACAGACACTTTGGTTGGTAGGGCAACGACAGACACTCTTACCAACAAAACCCTTACGAGTCCGGTTCTAACCACCCCGCAGATTAATGATACGAGTGCGGACCACCAGTATGTGGTTGCGGTGAGTGAACTTGCTGCTGACAGGACTGTTACCCTCCCGCTTTTGGGAGCCGCTGACGAGTTTACATTCAACGATCACACACAAACTCTCACCAACAAGACGATCAGTGCGTCGAGCAATACCATCTCTGCCCTCCCTGTTGA